ACTCTGGCGGGTCGTACCAAACATCCAACTATACATATACCGCCCAAACTTATGCCGCTGGAGCAGGGGCAAGCAGTAATGGGGCGACAGGGCTATCTCAGTGGCAGCATGGAGAGGCTTCCGCAAACACGTATCTCGGAACAGGCGCTGGCGAGAGCTTGAACGCCACCTTGATCTTGTATGATCCGGCCAACACGTCTGCCTATACAGGTTGGACTTTTGTCGGGTCGTATCAGTCCAGCAATTCCACCTCGGTCTCGACATTCGGCGGCGGGTCATGGCAAGGGACCGGAGCAGTGACCCAGATAAAATTTTACCCTTCTTCGGGTAATTTCGATGGGGGCCGGATCACCCTATACGGGATCAATCACAGTTAAGGATAATTCAAGATGAGCAACCCCGTCCACCTGATCAACGGCAACCCGGTTCCGATGAGTGATGCGGATGCCGCCGACCATGAAACCGCCCGCCAGGCCCATATCGCCGCCGCCACTGAGCGAGCTATGGCTGAACTGAGGCGCGAGCGTAACCGCCTCATTGAGGATGTGCAATGGCGCATCCTTCGTCATAATGATGAGGTATCACTTGGGGTAGCCCTTTCCGAGGAAGACATCACTCCGGTTCGTGTTTACGTGCAAGCATTGCGTGACCTACCAGCCAATACGGACGACCCTTTTAACCCTGTCTGGCCAACCAAACCGGCGGGGGGATGATGTGTCGAATTGTGACGAGATTTGCCGTCCAGGCCAGGACCGCTCAAAGCAGTGGAACAGGCTTGAGAAATTACGGGAAGATATGGCGACAATGCAATCAAGAGTAGCTGTAATGGAGTCATCGATTGAGCACTTAACCAACCTGCTAACCTCTCATATGGACAGGGAGGAAAAGGACAGAAAATGGCTATTTGGGATGATGGTTGCTATTGCAGGTCTGATAGTTCCGATCCTGGTTAAAATGCCGTGAGAAAAATCATCGGCAATTGCGTCGTCGTTCTGTTTGTTTTGATGGCATTCATATATTGGATCGAGAGGGGATATTGATGGAATCGAAGCACTTCAAAAATCATGAACTGCAATGCCATTGCGGGTGTGGGCGCAACGAGATTGACGCCGAGGCGCTTCGACGACTGGAGCATGTGCGTGTTCTGTGTGATTTTCCGTTGATTCTCTCGTCCGCCTATCGATGCCCGGAACACGACGCTGCCCTTGGCGGCAAAGGAAATCATTCGTCAGGAATGGCGTTTGATGTACGCTGCATTGGCGGTCAGGCGATGGAGGTTGTTCGCGCTGCTATGATTGCCGGGTTTGCCGGGATCGGCATCAGCCAGAAAGGCCCGGCTGCCGGGCGGTTTGTCCACATTGACATGATGCAAGAGAGCGAGACGCGGCCTAGACCATGGATCTGGAGTTATTGACATGGGATTCGACTGGAAAAGCACTGTCGGGGCTGTCGCTCCAACCATCGCAACCGCCCTTGGCGGTCCTGTGGCCGGGGTTGCTGTGAAGGCTTTGGCGTCGGCATTGCTAGGCGACGAGAGCGCGACAGAAGACGCCGTTGCGCAAGCTGTGGCGGCTGCTACGCCTGCTGATCTGATGGCCATGAAGGAAGCAGATCACCGCTTCAAGCTGGACATGCAAAAGGCCGGGATTGAGCTGGAGAAGATCGCCGCAAATGACCGGGCCGACGCCCGTAACCTCGCCGGTAAAATGGGCGGAGTGGCCCACGTCTCTATCGGTCTCACGGTCCTGATTGGGTGGGTTGCGGCAAACGCCGCCATCCTCTCCGGCGTGGTAACTTTCGGGGATGGCGGCATTCCGGATATGGTTGTTGGTAGGGTTCTCGGCACAATTGACTCAGCAGTCCTTCTGGTTCTGTCCTTTTTCTTTGGCTCGATGCATAAGGAGAAATGATGTTATTTACGACTCTTCTTGTCGCCTTCATCAACCGAGAAATCCAGCATCACCGCGCTCGGGAGCCGCATGAAAAGTTCAGTCTCTGTTAGTTCTGGGTGGCTGAATCGGTCTATTCCAGAAACAACGGCCAGATAAAACCCTGCCAGAACAATGAACAACGTAACTTTATCGCTCTTTATTTCCATGTGTAATCTCCTATACCATAGGTTATCAAGTCGACTCCCATTTAGGGAACCAGCCGAAAAAAAATCCACCTCGAACGGTTTTTTACCATTTTACCTAATCATTTCTTGTGATTTCCACAAATCACATGTGTGGTTGCGCTGCACCATGACGGACATGGTTCGTTGAGGCTTGCCGCACCGCATCGGCTTGCCATCTTTCATTGTCGAATACTTGCATGCAGGGCACTTGCCAGCGTCCGGCATTGCCAGACGATAGTGATATTTTGCGTTGAACTGCGCTTTGTTCATTTTGCTTCACCTTTCCAGTGGACAACGCCTTTCGGCGGATGGGAACACATCCTCAGTTCATGGCAGACGCCGCCACGATAGATGCAGGTCGGGACCATGTGCTTCGCAATGGTTGGGTCAATCTTCTTCATTTCCTTGCAGATCAATCCCATCACCTTGCGAGTCTCCGGTGATGCCTGATTGCACAGGCGACGCCGCGCGCATGGGCTCGATTCCTGATAATTTGGTGATTCTTATTTTCATTATTTCACCTCGAAAAACTTGCAGTACATACAGTGAAACCCGACCCAACCGCCTTTGTTTTTGGCCGTTCCGGCGTAGACGAGACATCCGTCATAGTTATGACACTCCTGATTACGGTGCGTCCGGACCTCTTCAAGAGTGAGCCGCCGGAATTTGGTCGGGTTAGCTCCTTCAGGCAACGGGGAAGGTTCACAGTGGCTTTTCATTGCCCTTCCCCGTCATCTTCCGCTTCTTCGATTGCTTCCATGACAGCGCAGAAGTCGTCTAAATTATCTTCCAGGGAGGAAAAGTAATAATGATCGCTGGCCTTCCGCTCTTTGACCAGTTGGAGGAAGCTTTCTACCTCGGCGACGATCCGCGCCATGTGGTCGGCGGCTTCGCCAATTTGCATGATCCTTGCGGTTGCTGCCAGTTTCGCGTCGGACAGCGTTCCCGTTTCCCGTCCTTCCGTGGTGACAGATGCGCAAAACTCCGCAACGTCTCGATATCCAGGCGTGAAAATCTTCTTGCTCATTGGTAAAGCTCCTTTAATTGTTTGATTGCGTCATCAACACCATAGCCGATGATGACGCGATAGCCGCACTTCTCAAGCTGCGGAATGATTTCTTTCTGCGGCTTTGATAGCCTGCCGTTTTTGGCCGTCTTCATCTCGACGAATAGCGCCCACTCCGGGACGAAAAGATCAGGGACGCCAGGGACCACCCCCTCCGCTTTCAGCTTCGCGCCCTGTGCTTTCGACCTCCCGCCGCCGTTGGGAATGGCGAAAATCAGAACTCCAGGAAATTTGCGGCGGAACAATTGAACAAAACTCCGCTGTTCCTCATGTTCACTTAGAACGGGATCGGGTCGTTGTATTCCCAGGCTTCGCATGCGTCTTCCTCCTTGGCGAAATCTTCCGGCGGCGTCATGTCGTACTCGACGCATAGCCCATCATCATTGTACTTCTCGCAGGTGTGGCAAAACTTCGGGCACACCATCCATTGCCGGTATCGCTCCGGCGGCTCATGTCTTGGCATTTTTTCGCTCCTGTTCTTCTCGGATTAATCCCTTGATCCAGGTATCAACCATATCGGCAGCCGCTGACAGTTCGTCGGCGTGCTTTTTCAATTCATCGCTACTGTAGTCCTCCATGCTATCTACCACATCATGCATCGTGCATTGCAGATGATGGAGCTTGTGATACATTCTGTCAAAATCGTCAAAATATGTCATCTTCTTCGCTCCTGTCGCAATAGTGCCTTTGCACATCTTCCCTGTCTTCGTCCGTCATCTTGCGTCTCAGCCAGAATGCAACACGTCCATTCCTGTCGAGAATGTCAAAATCAATCGACGGTGGTTCATATGGCAGCCATGTGTCTGGGTGACCGCACCGGTTGCCAGGATCTCCCGCATGAATGGCGGTCACGCCAATCTGACAGGGGATGCCAGCAATGCGCCATTCGAACACGTCAAGATAGCGGCGCTTCATCTTGCCAGCTCCTGTCTATTATTTCTGGAAATTTTCCAGCCATTTTATAAGTTATCTGATTGGGGGTAAAGGCTTTTTTTTGCATGTGGGAAGCAAGGTCGTAAATATCGCCATCTTCAGGCAGATCAACCCGCCCACCGGCTGCAATTGCATGCAGCTTTTTCATGCCCATTCGGCCCGCGTAACCATCGTGCATTACGGTGAGATATTCGCGCACTGATGGCACGCCGAAGCCACCGATATATGTAACCACGATCATCTCGATACCTGTCTTGCGGCTCTCCTGGACGGTCCACAACCAATCCGTAACTTTCAAGGTGTGGATGGTATCCTCCCGACCCATAATGTCGTCTTGGTGCAGCTCAGGCGGCGGCTTTGGCAGTGGTGGAAACTCATATCCGCACGACGGACATTTCATCACTGAAATGTGAACGAATTCCCCGCAATCGTCGCAAAGCTTGACCGGGGCTTCTCCGCTTTTTTCTCCTTTCTTTGGCGGCGGCTCAACATTTGTGATCGGTCCGTGTTGGCGCACAACCCCGGCGAAATCAAGTACTAGACAATGGTCCGTGTGCTCTTTTGGACGCATCCCTCGCCCGGCCATTTGAACATAGAGACTTGCCGACATGGTGGGGCGCAACATGGCAATAAGGTCGGTGTTCGGCGCGTCAAATCCTGTCGTCAAAACCCCCATGGACGTTAAAGCCTGGATGGTCCCGTCCTTGAAGTCATTCAAGATCCTGGCTCGTTCCGTCTTACCCATTGACCCTGTTACAGCCTCAGCCCAAATGCCACGATCAATCAAGCAATCGCGGATGTGTTCGGCGTGCTCAACGCCGGTGCAAAAAAACAGCCATGATCGGCGGTCACCGGCCAGTCTAATCACTTCATCGACGATCGCCGCGTTGATGTCGTCATGATCGACTGCCTTTTGTAGATCTGACTCGACAAATTCACCTCCACGCTTGGCAACCCCGGACGTGTCAAGGTGCGCCTCAGTCACCTTGCTTCGGAGCGTCGCCAAATATCCAAGGTGGATCAATTCGTCTATCGATACCGGCTCAATAAGAGCGTCGAAAAGCGCTGGTGCATCGGTGATTAGCCCGTGCCCAAGCCGGTATGGTGTGGCCGTCAAACCGACAACCCGAACGGCAGGATTGATTACAGTCAAAGCGTCGATCAGGAGGCGGTATGACCCTTCTTGCTTGTGGCTCACAAGGTGGCATTCGTCGATGACGATCAAGTCAATATGGCCAAGCAATTGCGCCTTGCTGCGTACCGATTGAATGCCCGCAAAGGTAATCGGTTCGCCAAGCTCCTTCCGGCCAACGCTAGCCGAGTATATGCCAAGTGGAGCCCCTGGCCAGATCATCTTGAGCTTTTCGGCGTTTTGCTCGATCAACTCTTTCTGGTGCGTCAGCATCAAAATCCGTGCATCCCATCTGCGTACGACGTCCCGACACAGGGCCGCGACAATCCAGCTCTTGCCGCTGCCGGTCGGAAGTACAAGACATGGATTGCCTGTCTCGTGCTCCTCGAACCATGCATAAAGCTGGTCGATGGCGCGTTGCTGATATTCGCGGAGCCCGGCCATGCTAGACGCCCCCATGCCTCAGGATCAGCTCAACACTTGTCATTCCATCTTCACCATTCACCACCAGATCCCCGTCAACGTCATAGCCGACCGCCCGTTCATTCCCAACGTCAACGGCTGGCCACGGCGTCAACTCGGGATGAATTACGTGCATATCACACGCCTTTTTTTGCGTATCGAAATCGCAATCAATGGCGTGCAGATCGCAATGAAAAATATTGCTCTTCTTCGGGGTGGAAAATGCGCACGTCCGGCAATTGACCTCTTCCATCATCGCTCCTTTGTGACACAGGCCGTGCGCGTCGCACATTTTACATTGATACCATGATTGATTCTCGCTGCACTTCGGCGGCGGGTGATCCTGGTAACTGATTCGATCGCCAGTCGCAATCAATCGCTTGGCCGTAGTGGCATCATATCGGACGCGCTCCTCGTAGATGGCGTCATCATTTTTGTTCACGGCCAGGTAAAACGCCCTGGTGGTGCCGGTGCCAGACATGTAAACCTGCATTTGGTTCCAATGCTGAGGCTTCGATTTCTGAACGCCATTTTTCTGCAAATCCCGAAACGACTTGTCGCTATGCGTCTTTATCTCCAAAAGATGCGGCGTGGTGTAGTGGAGAACCTGGTCTACAATCAACCCGTCCGGGCTTCCGGCGACGTTATCGCCAAGGCGGATGAATCGCTGACGATCAAGACAGGCAGTTACCTGTACGCCCATCTCCAGGAGGGTAGCGATTACCCGCCGCTCCTCCTCATGGCCGCGCCGCAGCAACCGCAACATCCGGCCATCAAACCGGGGGCGGATTGCCCACCGGTATGATAGCCAGATGTAACGCTGACAGTGATGGCCGACCAATGACGCCCCCAAATGTGTCCGCCTCCAATCTTCCGCCGTTTGCTCCTCATGGCGGAAAATGGCGTTTGGCAGCGTCGGCATATGTTCGGCAATCGACGGCATTATATCACCTCGCCCAGGGGGCTTTTTTGGCGGCAGGTTTTGCGGACTGGGCGCTAGCTGTCGATTGGCCGGTCGTGCTGCTGGACGTTCCGAAGCTTTTGATATTGTTGTATTCTTTGCCGTCTTTTTTGGTGTGCGTGACGTTGGCGGTGAAGCTCCGGCCATGCAAAACGTCAGAATTTTGCATGGTGGAGAGTCCGGCGGCGTCCATAAGCTTCCGCAAGCCGACCGCTCCCATTCTCATGGCTTCGGCGTTGGAGCTTTTCAGCGTGTACAGCTCGTTGTATGTTTCACCCTGGTATGGCCCTTCCTGAATTTGAAAGGACACCTTCAGAGCGCTCCATGATCCATCATCTTTGGCGACGATCTCGGAGTCCGTGCAAATAGTGTCGTAGGTTCCTGCCGGAAAAATCTTGTTCTCGAACTCGTCTTCCGGCAGGTCGTTAACGTTGTAGGTAAAGCCAAGATCAGCCATGTATCTATTCCTTTTCGATTTTGGTGATTTTGAAGCCGGGACGGCCAGGTTTTATGGTGATAGCATCGGAAAGAGCCGACTTAACAGATTCAGGAGATTCCTTCCACGCTTTTTTGTCCATCTCCGGCTTCCACCGGAAAAGGCTAGACAGATATGGCTCAATGTCCGCTTTTGCGGCCAGATATTGAAGCGTTTCAGAGTCAATCCTTACCGTCGATCTTCCGGTGATGGCAATCTTGAAGCCTCCCTTATTTACGTTCTCGGATGACATGTCATCATCAGACCGTCCGATAGCAGTAAGCAGTTTAGACTCAATCTCCTTTCGAGCATCTTGCGCGTGGCGCTCTTGTTCTTTGGCTTCAAGCCACATTCTGGCCAGCGTTTCAATCTTCATCTTGACCGCCTCCAGACGTTTCGGCGATTTCACTTTCAAACGCTCCCCAGTCAAGAGCAATTTCTTTCGGCAGGTTGAAACGATTTCCGGCCACAACTCCGGCAGAGCCAACCAGTTGAAGCCGATTCAATCCAACGCTGGCAGTCCTTCCGACGTATTTCTTTCCATCAACCGTTTGCTTCACACCTGTAGAAACAACTTTCCGGTGAGCGAAGCCGATTACATCTGCCCACTCGGTCAGTAGGTCACGAGCGCCGGTTCCTCGCTTCGGAGAGTGCAATTTCAGTTCATATCGGTCGAACGGTTCGGCGTCCGGACCGGCAAAGGCGGCGATTGAAGAGTGACAGATAATGCCAATCAGCATCCCTTTTGCCTTGTTCAGATAGTCCATGGCGGCGAGGAATTCACGCCAGAATGGCATTACGTAGCTGTAGCCTTTGCCGTACCCGCCATCCACCTTATCCAGCGATTCAACTTTCCAGTCTTCGCACACCTTTTGCCAGATCAGCCTTTCCAGCCAGTCGGCGGAGTCGATGACCACCGTCCTGTAGTCGTGCTCCTGTTCGGCAAGAGCCTGGATCGACTCCATCACTTCGGCGTAGCTTTCGGCCAAAGGAAAGGCGTCAACGTCCAGGCCGGTCAAGCCGTCCTCAGTACGGATGAAAATTGGGTTTGGCGCTGCCTTCAGATCTACCCGTGAGCCATTTGGAAGGGCCACCGACCCTCCAGCAAAGAAAGTGCTTTTACCGACTTTTTCCGCTCCATGGATGACGACCCGTGGAGGGTACTCATGTTTAGTGCGTGTGATGTTTGACAGGCTGATTGCCATCGGTTGGTTCTCCTTGTTTGTGGTTCCAGATGGCCAAACTATAGCCATACAATGCGGTACTGGTCAAGTCACTTTTTACGCTGCCAGCGTTTTTTCTATCGTTGACATACATCTGCATTGCGTGCAACCATCCGACGCAGATCAACCATAAACCAGAGGTGTCAACATGTTGACTCTTGACGAAATTAAGGAAAAACTGGCGGTGCCTGAAGTCAAACTGAAGGATGTGGCGCAGGGGGCGGGAGTGTCTCCGGCCTATGTCCATGAACTGGCCGCTGGGAAGAAGAAAAACCCGACCTATCGAGTGATGAAGCGGCTTTCCGACTACCTGGAGTTAAGAAAAAATGGCAAATGACCCAGCAAAACATGACGACGGTAAGCCAGATTTGACCCTGGCCATGGAGGCATTTCCACGCGCCATTGTGGAGCTGTCCAAGGTGATGGAATTTGGCCTTGCAAAGGGATATGGTCGAGGCTCATGGCGCAGCCTGCCGGACGGCGAACGGCGATACAAGGCAGCTATGTTCCGTCATGCGCTGGCGATCGAAGAGCACGACGACGAATCGTGCCTGTTACATGCCGCCCACGTCGCGTGGAATGCTATGGCGGTGCTGGAATTGATACTGACAGAGGATGAAAACATGGCTAAATATTACCAGATGATCATGGCTCAAAATGGATAATTTCGACGAAAAAGGCGCCGACGAATTCTGGAGCGATTCGAGAATCGCATGCCCATACTGCGGAAAAGTGCAGTGGTATGTTGACGAGGCGGTAAGCGAAGAAGAAGATGTCATGACGTGTTCAGACTGCCTGAAAGATTTTACCTATTGGGCATCTTATGACGTCACCTATCACTCTACCAAGAAATAAAAAAAATGGCTGATATTACCCAGTTTTTCGGCGGCGCACTCAAGGCCGCCGCGCCAGAACTCCCAGCCGATCCGCCAGAAGTGCAAGTTAAAGCCGCTATGGCCGAGGTTGGTATCACCCCGCCAAGTCAGATCATCATGGACGGTCAACTCCACCGCTTCAAGTCGGGCACGAAAGGCCGACCTGGCGAAGACAAGGCCGGGTGGTACGTTATCTATGGCGACGGCGTTCCGGCTGGGTCTTTCGGTTGCTGGCGGGCCGGGATAGAAGCCAATTGGCGTGCCAACATCGGCAGAACGATGACCGCCGAGGAGGAAATGGCCCTAGCTCGCCGCATGGCCGCCGCCAAGCGGGCCCGCGACGAAGAGCGAGCCAAGGCTCGCGAGACCGCAACCGAACAGGTGGATAAGATTTGGACCGCCGCAGCCATGGCAACGGCAGATCATCCATACCTCACCCGCAAAGGCGTTAAGCCGCATGGCGCAAGGGTTGGCGGTGATGGGCGCTTGATCCTGCCCCTTTACGATGAGACAGGTAATCTCTCAAGCCTTCAATACATCGATGCGGACGGCGGGAAGCTTTACCACAAGGGCGCGGCTACAAAATCCACTGTGTGGCAGGTTGGAGAGGATGGGGTTGGGGCGTTTTACATCGCTGAGGGTTTTGCCACCGCCGCCACCGTCGCCGAGACCACCGGCGGCGCGTGCATGGTGGCGTATTCAGCCGGTAATCTTCCTGAAGCGCTCAGGGTGGCCAGGGATATCCATGGGGCGCTTCGGGAGATCATCATCATTGCTGACAACGACGCGTCAGGAGTCGGCCAAAAGTACGCCGAGCAAGCCGCCGCAAAATATGGCGCAAAAGTGATCGTACCGCCGTCACCAGGAGACGCCAACGACTATGCGCAGGCCGGTCACAACCTGGTTGATCTGTTGACGCCGCCGAAGCAGGAATGGTTGGTCCATGCCGACGATTTCTCTAATCAGCCAGCCCCGATCAAGTGGCTGATCAAAGGTTGGCTTCAAGAGCATGCGTTTTGCATGGTCCACGGCCCGTCAGGAAGCGGGAAAACATTCTTTGTTCTGGATATGCTGCTGTCCATCGCTGCCGGATTGCCTTCATGGCATGAGCACAAGGTCAAGCCTGGTAAGGTGGTTTATCTGGCTGGCGAAGGTCATCATGGATTGAGGGCGAGAATCCAGGCATGGAAGCAGCACCATGACGTTCAGAGCCTGGACATGTGGGTCTCCGTCACAGCATGCGACCTAAACACGCCGCAAGGGGCGTCACTCGCCGTGGAGAGCGTCCGGGAGTTGAATGTTAAGCCTGACATTATATGCGTTGACACACTGCGGCGCTTTTTCGTCGGAGACGAAAATTCAGCCAAGGACGCCAAGGGGATGATTGACATCTCCGATGCCTTGCGGCAAGAGTTCGGGGCGGCAATCGTCTATGTGCACCACACAGGCCACGCCAAGGATGCTCAGGAGAGGGGCAGCGGATCAACCGCTTGGCGTGGATCGACGGACAACGAATTTAGCGTTTTGCCGCAAGAAAAGGGCGGGGAAAAAATCATTATCCTGAAGCAGACCAAGATGAAGGACTCAGACGCACTCCCCCCCGCCATCCTGGCTCTTGATTCCGTGCCAATAGACGGCTGGCTTGACGAGGACGGAGATCCAGTGACAAGCGCCGTTGTGAGGATGATTGGAACGGCTGAAAAGCCGACTGACGAGACAAAAGAGCTGCAAGAGCTGATCGGACTGTTTCGTGAATCCTGGGAGCGTGTTGGAGGAGAAACCCGGGATGGGATGCCTTTCGTAAGCAAGGCTGCTATGCGTGATTACCTGGTTGAAAAAATGGGCATTGAGTACAACACGGCTGATTCGTACAGCAAGCCGTCAGCAAAAACAGGCCCAGTTGCCAAGATGCTGACAGCAGGAATAATTGAAAAGAAAGGGTACGGCTTCGTATTGATAGACGGAGCCGCGTCCTTTCAATTTATGAATTCGAATTAGCCAGACAGGATCAATTTCAGGTGGCTCCGGTGGCGGTCCATCATCTTGGCCCACCCTTTGGCGCTTGGCTTACGACACCAGCCGTCTACAGTCCTGACCGACACGCCAATCATGGCCGCAACCTTGGCTTGCGTCAGTTCATGCTCTTTCATCGTTTCTCGCAACCATTCGTTATTTGTCATTTATCAAACCTTACAATTGCCCATCCGCTCTGAATCCTCCGCACCTTCGCGCCACGTCCGAAAAGCCTTGCCCACCTGAGCGCCGTGCCGATGGTCAACTTTTCTCCTATGTGTGCCAGAATTGTCATTACATTATTTCCTTTTCCTTGGCGCTTATTACGCCTTCTGGGTTGTCATGGTTAATGAGTGCGCCTTCTCATTTGGCCAGATCGGCGCACTCACCACCATCTTGACTTCACATACACAATAGATGCCTGCATAAGACTTCTTTCAGCATGGCATCGTCAATGTCCGCTCCTTCTCTTCTGTGTTAGGTGAACGCCAGCACTGCCTTCGCGTGGCGCTTGATTAGCTTTTTTGTTGCCTTTTTGACCGATACCCACTTTGCTGCCAGATGCTCAAAGGAAAGTCGCACTTTCGCGGCCCCTTTGGCGATAGCCTTGCGGATGCGGCTGATTTTGCCCTTGCCATACTCCATCGTCTGGTGCCAGACGTCCAGCAGTTTGGTCTTTACGCTAGTCTCCTCCAAACACTCCCGTATTGCTCCCTGCGCCGAGCACTCCGCAGCGTCCAACTGCCCGCCTGGCAGGGTCCAGCGGTTTCGCCGGTCTTTGATGATGAGCACTTTGCCTTTCTTGACAACGACAAGGTGCCCGCTCCGCTTCCTGGCTTTCTTCCACGCCTTCTCCAGGCGCTTCCTCTGCTTCTTTTTCATTGGTCGATCCTCCTGGCTTAGTCGTAGGCTTTGATAACCGCGCCTCCTCCAGCCCTGTGTTGGGTTGTGGGCGAAAAATGCCCGTTTCAATTAATGCCCCCGAAGGGGCTTTGAATGTCGTTCGCTTGGGCTGTTTAGCTCAACTCAGCTTGGCCCCACTCAGTTTAGCCCCACACAAATTTGTCCCACACAAATTTGCCCCTGTCAGGTCTGCCTCAATCAGTTTAGCCCCACACATGTTGGATCCGCTCAGATCTGCCCCATTCATGTTGGCAACGCTCAGATTGGTCAAGTGGAGGTTAGTCTCACTCAGGTTGGCCCCGATCAAGACTGCATCACTCAAGTCTACCAAACTCAGGTTGGCCCCATTCATGTCTGCCCCAATCAAGTTGGCCCCATGCATGTCTGCCCCACGCATGTAGGACATACTTAAGTTCACCAAACTCATGTTGGCCCCGATCAGTTTGGCCCAACTCAGATCTACACCACTCAGGTCTTCCCCGATCAGTTTAGCACCACTCAGGTTGGCCATCTTACCGTCTGGGCTTCCGCGCAGCCAAAGCGAGTGCAACCTCAAAATCTCTTTCAATCTCATTGTTAGATACCTCTATTCTGTTGGTGGCCGGTAATTGCCCGTGTTAATTAATGCCCCCGAAGGGGCTTTGAATGTCGTTCGCTTGGATTCCATAGGCCCGTCAATGGGCTTTTTGAATCTCGTCAAACTTCTTCAATGCTGCTTTCGCCCCGCGCATGTTGACCACTGCCACAACAGCTTGGACACGAGGCTGGTGCTCAAAAACCGATTTAATCCGCTTGGGGTAAAGGTGCTTTTTGTACCGCTCAACCCGCTCACAAAACGGCGGGATGGTCCGAGCGGTGATGTTGCGGCCACTCCCGTTGGTCCATTCGCTGGCCTTTACTTGACCACCGAAATGGAGAAGCTCACGAAGTGCGGCAGCTTGGGGCTTGGTGATTTTCATCTTTCTCATCTCCTGTTCTGTTCTGGGGAGCCTTTCCCCCCGTTCGATGATTCCAATATACCGTGACCATCACGGGGATGCAAGGGGAAAATTAGACCGATTTCATATTTTTTTTGGTTTCGTGTCGATATGTCGCATAATAAAATTGGCAAAAACAGCCGTGACAGGGGGGTGATAGGCTGTCACGGCCTGAAAACGCGAATAGAATCAAACGCTTAAAAAATTATTATATATGAAAATGAAGATATTTGAATTTGACATAATTAAACCGTGATTTCACAGTGATTTATGTGTTGTAATGTTTTATCTATATTTATCAATGGTTTATACAAACCGTGATTTCACAGTGATTTTTGTGTTTATCCGGTTTTTGGCAAGGCGAGTGTTGCCGTGACAGCGCATAGGGTTACCCCCCCCTAAGGGGGGTACCCTTTTGTCACGGTCACGATGCGGCGCGAAATGTCACGTTACGGAAGATGAAAAGGCTTGCTGAAATGAAACAGCATTGGTATGGTGTCCTGGCATTGGGCGCAGGCGGCGCGTCTCTCCTGGGGCTGGCCCGGCCCTAAGCCGCCAGGGCAAAAATTTCAAAAAAACAGGTTTCCGCTATGTCTCCGAAAATCACACTCACCGTCAAAGACCCGATGCAATATCGATACGAGGACGGAACAGGGGCATACTGGGGGGTCGCAAGGCTGGTAAATTTGGTCAAACCATTAGAGCCTTTTGACGCCCCGTTGGCTGCTCTTGACTTGAGCGCTGTGATTTGGCAGGGTGCAAATATTTTGAGTTTGGCAGAACACTGCAAAAAGGTTGCTGATGCTGATTTAAGTTATCCGGTCATTCTGGATTGGAATGGAGAAATAGCAGACGGCAGGCACAGAGTGATTAAGGCGTTAACGGAAGGACGTATCACGGTTAAGGTTGTCAGGCTAATGGAACGACCAGCCCCTTGCGGTTATATTGACTAAAATCTGACCCCCTATAAAAAGTGAACTCTATGCCTGCCGGAGCCCCGCAACACGAACCAACCGAATGGACCCGCGACACTGTCGCTAACGCCGCTCTGGCTGGCATCCCGATCAACAAGATCGCTAAGGCGTTGGGGCTGAGCAAAAACACCTTGCGGAAGCACTACGAACAGGAGCTGAAGGCCGGGATTGTCAAGACCCTGGCCGACTCCGCAGGCTTCCTCGCGAACATGGCCACGGGACGGGCTATCGATGAAGGCGCAACCCACGCTGATTGCTTGCGGGCTGGGATGTTCTTGTTTAAGTGCAGGGGTGGGTGGTCTGAAAAACAGGAAGACCAGGAAGGTCAGAAGCAAGGCGCACCGGTGACAATCATCCTGGCGGACGCTGTTCCGCCTGGCGAAGAAAAAGAATAACCCCGTCGGAGCGGGGTTAGATTTTTACTGTTTGTAACACCAGAAGCAATTCCCGGCCTTGTCGTAAATTTTTTCTGCTTTTCCGTTTCGGATGAGATGCAACCATTTTAGGTTGTCTTTGAATTCCTGGACTGCTTTTTCGGCAGTCTCGCCGTAACCATCAATCTCTGGCGCTTCGTTTGATGTGCAAACAAAAAGGTTCATGTCACCGACTCTATCAACGCTGCATCTCATTGTTCTCTCTCCTGTCTGTGTGGCCATAATTGGCCGGGTCGATTAATGTCCGCAGGAGCGGGGTTTGGCGGAAAATGATTAATCGGTGACGCGCCAGTCAGAAGTGCTTTCAACAGGGACTGTAACCCACCCCATCACCGTTCCGGCGTGAAATCCAAAAACTCCTTGGAAAAGATATCCACCCCGAAGGATTCCGTGCACACGGGCTTCTGACTCAATCCCAAGGATTTGGAACATTTCCTGTTCATTCTCGAACTCAATTCCGGTCTCGGTCTTTTTCATCTTTCTCATCTCCTGTTCTGTTCTGGGGAGCCTTTCCCCCCGTTCGATGATTCCAATATACCGTGACCATCACGGGAACGCAAGGGGGAAATTTTGCGGCTGTTGATTTTTTTCGGGGGATCACGTAATCTCAAAAAATGAAGAGCAAAACGCTTTCCCTCCTCCCGGCACAACGTCAGTTCATCTCATCCACCGCAGCACACCCCGCCATCGTCGGCGGACTTGGGTCGGGCAAGTCCGCCGCCGCAACCCTTCGCCTCATCCTGCGCATGCTGGCGCGGCCAGGTATCAATACCCTGATGGCGATGCCGACCTATGACCTTCTCCGACTCCGGGCCATGCCTGGGGCAGAGGATGACCTGTCACGGCTTGGTCTGGCCTATCGCGTCAACAAGTCTGAATACTCAATCACCATCAACGGCTATGGAACGATCTATTTCCGCTCCTACGACAGGCCAGAGAGGATGGTGGCGTTTGAGGTGGCGCACACCGTTCTCGATGAGCTGGACACCCTTCCCCAAGACAAGGCCGCCATTGTCTGGCGAAAGGCTTCTGAGCGCACCAGGCAGGACTGCGGTGGGACAAACACCATTGCCAACGTCACCACGCCTGACCAGGGCGTGAATGGGTTCACCTATCAAAAATGGGGCAAGAATCTGCAACCTGGCTATGAGCTGATCCATGCGGCCACGACGGATAATTTTTTCCTCCCCCCTGGCTACGTGGAGCAGATCCGGGCGAACTATGATCCGATTCTGGCAGATGCCTATTTGCGTGGGCAATTTGTCTCGTTTAATCAGGATAAGGTCTATCATCTCTTCTCCCGCCAAAAGCACCACACTGACCGGACCATAAAGACCGGTGAACACCTCCACGTCGGCGTTGATTTCAACATCGGCGGGTGCGCCGCCGTCGTTTTCGTCCTGGATGGGAAGGGGGCGATTGCGGTTGATGAGTTTGTGTCTCACGATACGCGAGATATGAGTCACAAACTATTTTCCAGGTATCAGAATAAGCACAAAATCACCATCTACCCGGATGCCAGCGGCAAGGCGCAGCGTACCAACGCCAGCCAATCGGATATCCAGATACTGGAGGCCGCTGGTTACCTGGTAGACGCGCCCAATGGTAACCCTGCGATCCGCGACCGGGTGAATGCCGTCAACGGCCTTCTGGCGCATAGTCAACTTTTGGTGAACTGCGACATGTGCCCGGAACTGGCCACAGCCATGGAGCGCCAGGGCTACACCAAAGAAGGCGATCCTGAGAAGTGGGACCAGCACCCGGCCATGGATGACTGGGTTGATGCCGCCGGGTACATGATCCATCGGCGCTTCGGGCTGGAGCGTAACGTTTTCGTTACCGGCTTCAGGTAAATTTTACGCTGTGAGCGTTTTTTGTCTTGACGTGGTTATGATAGGTGTGAGATGGTCGTTGCCAACGAAACACAACACATTCATTTCGCACATATGGGGGCGTAGCTCAGCAGGGAGAGCGCCAGTTTCGCAAGCTGGATGTCGAGGGTTCGATCCCCTCCGTTTCCACCATATCGGGGTGTAGCTCAGTTGGTAGAGCGCCTGCTTTGGGAGCAGGTGGCCGGAGGTTCAAATCCTCTCGCCCCGACCAGCAGAACCATTTATCGCGTCGGGGACTGGCAGACAATGCCGAAAAAACAAGCGCGATTCGGACCGAGGAGAAGCCGACTGTCCTCGGTGTCCCCCCACCACCAGGGGAAGGCGCCTTAACTGCATGGCGGCAGGTTCAACGGTGGCAGCAGTGACAGCCCGGAAAGACGGGCAACTTATGGCGCTGCGGCGTGGCGGGAACACGCTGAGAGCCAAGGATCGTTCCGGCTGTAACCGGGAAGAGCACGCCGAGGCCAGTAACCTTGGAGACGGATTGATCCTCCGGTGCGGGTAACCAAGCGGGTGCTGATGGCTTGAATGAAAATATGTTTACAGACATATAGCAGGTTAGAATCCTGCCAGCGTCACAAATATAAAAAGGAGAACGCAATGAAAGATTTTATCGTCACAAAAGAAATGCTGGATGATGATAACCTATATATCGGAGATGTAGACCTGTCCGATTTCGACGGTCACATCACCATCGCAGAAAATCTTGGCGTCGTCACCTTTGCGGGTGGGTTGGGGGCGGCCGGTAGGATTAAAGCCCTTGCCGGCTCTGGCATCAAGGCAGGTGAGAGCATCATCGCAGGTGAGGGAATTAATGCCGGTTCTGGCATCATCGCAGGTTATGGCGTCATCGCAGGTGAAAGCATCAAGGCCGGTTCTGGCATCAATGCCGGAGAGGGAATTGAGGCCGGTTATGGCGTCAGTGCAGGCTGGAGAATCAAGGCAGGCACTAACATAAATGCCGGTTGGGGAATCAATGCAGGTGAGGGCATTGAGGCCGGTGAGGGAATTTATGCCGGTTCTGGCATAGATGCCGGTTCTGGCATCATCGCAGGCTCTGGCATCAATGCAGGTGATGGCATCATCGCAGGTGAGGGAATTAAGGCCGGTTGGAGCATCAAGGCCGGTTGGGGAATCAATGCAGGTTCTGGCATTAAGGCCGACTGGGGAAT